CGCCAAGATCAAGAACATTGTTGAAGTAATACTCACCAGCAGCGAGCCTAGTGCCGAGGAAGTCAATAGATGACAGCTCATCAACGTCGATCACATCATCAAACGATGCATCACCATCCAGCACCAAGCCGTCATATTCAGTGCTGAAAAACGTGCCGACTTTATCGCCTTGGAATGGCGGGAGATCTTGATCTTCCCTTCGAACTTGAATGTTCAACCTTGGGATTGGGTTGGGTAGGTCGATGACAGCACTGCGAGCATTTGCGCTGCGTTGCCCTTCTTCGCTTTCAAACTTGACAAGATATTCACCCTCAAGCAGCGGCAAGATTGCATAGTTTGTACGTGCTTCAACACGACGCAGCAAGGTGCTGTTGGGCCATTCGCCTGTGCCATCAGTTTGTGTGGCGTGACGAATGATGGCGATAAAGTTGTTGCTGTTCAGCGGTGTTGGCGGAATCCTCCAGCGCAGCACAGCCTGATCTGCAAGGGTTGCCTGAATCGTTACATCTTCGGGATCAGGCGGCAAAATGACCCTATTCTCCTCTTCTGGGTCAATATCAGGGACGGGCACCGTAAAGATCGCCTTCACCCATGCAGATTTCCTGTTAACAGGTGGCGCACCAACAGATCGCACCTCAAATGTGACAGCAGTGCCAGCAGCGATATTGTCAATCTCAAAGGTTACATTTGTCGTTTCAGCGTTGACATAATTCCCATTTGCAATCTTGTATCGCACTTCAAACCCAAAGGTCACACCATCAAGGCCACGCGACCACGATGCAATCACTCTGTTGGTAACACTCGTTCCGACCGTGACTTGACGAGCCTCAAGTTGCAGCTTTGTAGGCTGTGCTGGTGGATCATTGAACAGCGTGACATCGTCAAACTGCAGTGGCGTGCCTAAGTCTGCAGTGTTGTAAATGCTGTCATTATGCTCAACACCCGTGACCGTGAATTGCCCGTCACCATTGTCAGAAACTGAAAGGCACCTGAATTTCTGCTCCTCAACACTGCTAGAGCTGATTGACCAGACAGATTGCGTCAGTGGAGCAGAACTAAACGATGACGTGTTGATCGTTGAACCAGAAACACTATTGATTGAGCGCGTTTGAACCGTCCCATCAGCCAACGTGCAAGTCAGCTCATGACCAGTGCCAGGCGGCAAGGAGATTGACTGATCAACCGTGATAGCAGAAGTCGTCGCACTGCTCACACGTCCTGCAAGCCTGACGCCCTGCCGCATCTCATCAGACACAGCAAAGATCTGCCCTGGTAGCACCACAGCACCCTGCAGCCCCGTTGTGAACGAAACAACCTCACCGTCGATCTCTTCTGATGCAAGCATCCAACGACCAAGACGCTGCGCTTGAAATTTTGAGATGGCACCAATGGCCACAATTTCCTTGATCTGATACCCATACTTGGTAATCAGTGCCGCATCTTCAACAACAACGTAGTTTGATTTATAGAAATTTTCAGGATCGTTGTACCTGACGCGGATGCTAGTGCTGCGTGTCTTCAGCGATGTACCCGAGTAATTGAATGCTCCGTTGATGACATTGCTGTTGGTATAAAGATGAACAGGGGACAGGTCAGCACCATTTAAGTTGCCATGATCTGCTGTTGCCTGAATCGTGTTGGCCTGCCAATACAGCATCCCGCGAAACACGCTGGCGAGATCCTGCAAAACACTGAACGCCTCAGCCTGATCGCCAACAACCGTATTGCAAGCGAAACGCGGCTCAGAGCTGCCGTCAGAGTTTCTAACAAGCTGATTGGCGTATTGCGACAGCGGATAAAGATCAACCCAGCTTACATTTGATGCCGCGACAAAATCACCAGCGCCATACCGTCCATTCGTCAGCATGTCATACCAACAACAGACGGGACACGTCGTCCACGCTGATTTCAAGCTGCCGTTAAACGCACCTCGGAATCCAAGGCTGCCGTCACCACGAACATAAGCATTGGAGGGGATTGCAACAACACGTCCACGAATCTTGTACGCTCTTGTCGGCAAGCTATTGAATTGCCGTGTTGACAATGACAAGCCCGCAACAGCACAGTAAGGATAACCTGTCCTGAGAGATTGAATCTCAATCAGACTCGTCCAGAAGATGCGATTACTACGACCATTGGCAAGTGGGATATTCTTTTCAACCTCAGTAAAGTTACGAAACTTGACTTCAAAATGATTTTCACCTAGATCAATCTTGCGAACACGAATGTTCCAAGGTCCCGCACCACGTAGATTGATACGAGGCGTTTTGAATTGATAATCACTAACAGCAATACCTGTAATTGTGCGATCATAGACCGTGTTGTATGCAGAACCACGAGACTGCACATCAACAACAATACGAATCGTCCCATTAAACAATTGACCCTTGGCCAACCCCTCTTGCGCTGTTGAGAACATGCGAGGGATCGATAGCAACAACTCAAACGACTCAATATCAGTGTCGGTGATCTGCCTTATTAGTTGCCCTGCACCATAATCACGAGCGACGACTTCATTGTTTGCATTTAGCGTTTCGCTATAATTTTCACCGATCTCGGTGTTGATGTCATTGACAGTTGACGTGCCGTTCCTGCCCTGCGCTAACTGACTCTGCGTCCTACCGCCTGGTCTGAAGTCATACGAGACATCAGCAGAAGCAAAGTTACGATTTGAACCTGTGCGAATCGGTGTCTCGTCAAGGTAAATGCCTTGCTCAGTGCCAACAAGCCCAGCGATCGGCCCCTCACAAAGAAGGTCAACAACACGAATAACGGAGGTGGAATTTAATGCCATGACTAGACTCTGTTTTGGCTATTGTTGAAGAACTGATCGTAGTTGTTATTGATAACACGCAACCTACAGGAAGAGTTGGCCCTGAAATCAACAATCTTCACACGAGTTTGAATGCCTTCTTCGACTTGTTCGTCAAATTTTGCGTAACGGATATAGTGCATCCAGCGATACGGCTGATTTGTTGTGATCAAGCCCTGCACTGTACCCTGCACATTTGCCGTGACCTGATTGGGACTGTTGTCAAGTTGTGTAATCACCTCAATCTGATAAGTGATAAATCCATCAACAAGACTTGTGCCAGGACCACTAACATAATCAAACAAACCACGATCAAGCTCAAAAAACACCTGATAATTGTCAGCCTTGTTATTGTCAAAACCGTTGCGGTTGAACATTCGCACTTCGTTGCCATCAAATAGCGAAAGCGTGCGCTGCGCTGCGATTGAAGGAGAAAACTTAACTTGGCTGTATTCCCATCGCCTTGATCTCAGACCCGATGCTTCAACTGCGGCATATCCAATCTTCTCGCCACCAATGAGCATTGTGTCAGTGCCAGGCTCCCTGATTGCAGTTGTTAGCGGATCGGATTCATCCGTTACGTCAACATTCGCGCTCAGCAGATGACTACCAATCAACACCTCACCATAAGCAACGGGAATTGTTGCTCCAACGCCAACAGTATTGGCAGCGCCAGTGTACGCATAAGATTGCCTGCCGTCTGTGCCACGAGTGATTGATTGCGGCCCATCTGTGCTGAGGCTGTCTCCACTACTCAATCTATTGGCACCACCTAAGCCACCAACATTTGGCACCGTAGGCTGCGGCGACAGCATCTGCGAAACACCGCCAAGAATGAGGCTTGTGCCGATTGCACCAATCGCCGTTGACGCAGCAGCGCCCAATGTGAACGCACCGGCAGTCAGCCCAGCGCCAAGCCCTAAGAAGCCAGCGCCAACACCAGCAGTAAGGATAGAAAACGCAACTAAGCCAACACCAGCAAGCACCTGTCCAATACCACCACCGCCGCCACTGCCAACGATGACAGGCGTCAAAATCAAATCATTGCTGCCAATCGGCAGGTGCAGATCCTCATACCCAAGATCTGTGTTGGCCTGAATCAGTCGATACCCGACGCCATGCTCATGCGCGTGAATCAGCTCTTCCTGCAATTCAGGAATGTTGATGCACAGCAGCTTGATGGCATCCGCAGGCGTCCGCAGATCGTAGTAGGTGTGCTCGGTGCCATAACGCTCACCCAGATCACCCAGCAGTCGGACGACCTGCTGCATACCTAAACACTGCTGCAATCCTGTCAACATAGTACCGCCGCAGAGGCTCAATTGCACTCAATGAATCTTGACGTTGATGCAGAATCTGTTCATCCGGCAGCAAAATCGCTGCGTGCATTGGTGCCTTCGTGCCAAGACGCATGATCAGCACATCATCAGGCCGCCTGCGGCAATACTGCACCTGCTTAAATCCAATTCGTTCAGCGTGCTCAAGGAAGATGCTTTCACACGACTCAAGTATTGTCGGGCGATCGAAATCAGGCAATATCACGCCTTGCAACGCGAAGTAATCCCGCACGAGGGAGAAGCAGTCATTCACGCCATACTGCCACTGGCGACCGATCAGGGCTCGATAGTCATCCATACGTCATCCGGCATTGACCAAATGTGCCACGGGATTTTGGTCTGTTTACAAGAGCGTTGATCTACTGCACTAGCAATACCACCTTGCGGATGCGAATGCACAATCGCCTCAATCCTCCCGTAAAACGAGGCGACGACATAATCCCAAGGGTCAAGAACAAAGTCCTGTGTCGGTTCGTCAGCAATATTCCTGCAGCGCCAGTATTGCCCTTCAACGATCACGCCACAAGCCTCACAGGGGAACTGCTCACGCGCATGAGCCTCAAAATCATGCCTGAAGCCTTGCACCAGGGAACCCTCCAAATGGCAGCAATCCTGAAGTGAACCGCTTAGCGCAACTGGTGTACCGCTTCCCGCATTGATCATTGGCGGCATTTGTTGCATTGTCGTTCAGATCAAAATATCTGGTGCCTCTGTATCCGCATTCAGCCCCGCGATATTTCCACGGGCAGTGCTCTAGGACTTGCCGCCGAGGCAACGCAAGATTTGTCAGGTCCAGCTTGCTTGTTAGCTCAAACTCAACCAACTGCGGGTTTTCATTGGCGACTCGATCGATGTACCAGATTTCATCCTCAAACTTTGCTGTCGGGTCTGCTGTTGGATTGCCGCTTGCAAAGTTGACAGCATCAAGAAACTTCTTGCATGTCCTAATTCTCGTCACCTTCGCCTGCAGCGGGTTGTACAGCACCAGCAACGCTGAAATGCTGTTATTTGCATTCGCCACACGCATTGTCGGACGCGGCAACGTACCCTTGCTTGTTACCTCAAACCCCTCAACCTCAATCGGAAATGCGGCGTAAGTGATCTGATTGAATACGACATCAGCACTCAGCTCATTAGTGCCAGCGTGATAGTAAAACGTCGTATCAATACCGTTCACCGCAGCAGTAAGCTGCAACTGAAACAGTTCAATGATCGCTGACGGTTCAAGCGACTGAAGCTGCTCTTGAATTGACTGAGGTGTCGTCATGCCTCAAATACCTCCTCAAACGTGGCTGTGATCGTGTTGATGTCAGCGTATCGATGCTCACGCGCCCACTGCCTACACACGAACTTGTAACTCTCAGTGTCGTTCAATGGCGTCCAATCAAATGCCTCGACACCAGCGCGTGCATCAAAAAATGCTTCAATCGCATCAGCAGCAGTGTTGCTCTGTGCTGTCCACGTCAATTCCCACCTCTTAGGATTTTGATTGATCCCAAACTGCGTGCGCTGCTCATACCCTGAACCAAACCTAGAAATACGCACATTCGGCTGCGATCGCTTCTGCGCACCAAAATCAGGTGTTACGTCAGTGCCAACAGTAGAGTCATCAAAGGTTGCCATGATCAGCGATTCAGTAGGCCACCAGGGCGTTGCTGTTTAATCAATTCTGCCTGAACAGCAGCGGAAATGGCAGTGCCAAGTTGCTTGCTGCGACCTTGATCACCTTCAACCTGTGTGCCTTTGGCATCTACGTTGACAACGATGTTACCCGCACCGCCGCCACGCATTGTGACAGGGATTGAGCGCCCGTCAGGCAGTGGCACATACGCTTCAGGCATTGAGCCTTCACCAAACATGGCAAGTTGCGGGCTTCGAGCAATACCACCGCGAGCGTAGGTTTTAAGATCAAGCGGGCCTTGCCCCGTCATGATGCCACCATTGGCAAATCCGGCGGCCAGTGATGATCCCAAGTTGTAACCCGCTTCTAACGCCTGACTTCCAGAAACAGCAGGAGCACCTACGCCAAAGATCGACAGAATGCTGCGCATTGCAATGCCACGCACAATAATGTCTGCCATATCACGCAACAGGCTCGACGCAAATTCCCTGAAATTAAAAGTACCCTCAGTGACAAGCCTAGAGATTGCATCACTCAATCCTCCAAGCGCAGTTTGTGTCAAATTTTGAACAGCATCAAAAGCAGTTCCAAGACTTTCGACGTAAGAATCGAGTCCCGCCTTAAATCCCTGCATTGGATCTTCTAGCTGAGCCTGCTCTTTTAATAGTTCATTGAATTCACGCACTTTTTGAAAACGCTCGTCTTCAAGCTTCAGCGTTTCCTCTAGATTTTTCTTGTTAAAATCAGCGAGATCTTGGGCAAACTCAGCTCTCTTGCTTTCAAGCTCAGCACGCACTTTTGCAAGGTTAGTCTGGTCTTTCAGCAATGCACGAGCTTGATTCCCAACATCAATACCTTTCGCACGCTCTTTCTCAATCTGTTCTTGCCTTTTTGCAATTTGAACAGCAAGAGCCTCCTCTGAAATCTGAAGAGGAATTAACTTGCGTTGAAGTTCAAGCTGAAACTGAGATGCCTTGTTGCCACGCTCGCGTGCCTCAGCAATCTCCAAAGCATTGACTCTTAGGTTTTCAGCAAGTTTGGTTTCCGCAACAGCAGCAAATGAGGCTTCAAGATCTCGAAACGCTTCATTCGCCTGACGACGCAATTCAATCATAGGATCACGTTCACGTCTTTGGCGAGGAGGCTTGCGTGTGGGATCATCTTGCGCAGTAGGCAGATTGCTTGGCGCTGACGGAATAGGTCCAATAAAATCTGCTCTTTGAATGATTGGCGTGTACCTTGCGATTATGTCTTCCGCAAATTTCTTTTCCAAAGGAGTAATATCAGTCCTTACAAGTGTCCTTTGCGCTTGAGCTAGTGTTTTCCTTTGGTTCTCAAGCACTGTGCCAATATTTGCTTCTTCAATAGCTTTTCCGGCTCGACCCATTGCATCGAAAAGGTCAAGAAAACCCTTGATGGCATTAGAGGTAAAGGTTTGAAATTGCGCCCCAAGTCTTTGCAACTCTGGCCCCACTTTTTCATTCAACTCCTCAAGCACAACTGTCAACCTATCTCCGGCGGCGTCAGGTCCATCTGCAATTACTCTTGCGGTTTCTCCATATCGCTCAAAAATAGCCTCTGCAAAGGATTGAAAGTCTGACAGGCTTACTTCGCCGCGTTCTAAAGCTTTATCAAGCTCGGCAGGCGTTTTGCCAATAGATTCAGCAAACAACGTAAAAGCACCAGGCAATCGTTCTCCAATTTGCTGGCGCAATTCCTCGGCTGAAACCTTGCCTTTGCTGAATACCTGTGCCGTTGCAGTCAGAGCAGCATCAACATCGCTCAAAGATCCACCGGTTGCCCTTACTGCAGCAACAATTCCCCGAAATGCTGTTTGAGTATCTCTAAGCGAACCGCCTGCGCCAGAGACAGAAGCCTGAAGCCTAGTGAATTGTCTTGTTAATACGCTTTGAGGTATGGCAAATTCTTTTGTTGATGACTGAATAAATTCCAACGCTTGATTGTATTCCTGTTGAGTTTTTGTGACTCCTTCAAGCGCAATTCTTAATTTGTTCAACTCAGCACCATATTCCGCCACACCACCCAAAGCTTTTCTAAGGCCACCCACTTGAGCGCCAAGTGCAGCTCCTACTGCGGCACCGGCAGGCCCGCCAACACCCAAGCCAATTGCACCCCCTAGGAGACCTTCAGGCCCGCCAAAAATACCACCAGCAGCTATCGCGCCTGCGCCTCTCGCAAGCCTGCCTGCACGGGATCCCTGAGGTCTGCGGCGCTCAACTTTTTGTAATTGATTGTCTAGTTTTTCGGCATTGCGTGTTGCAACCTGAAATTCTCGACTTGTTACGTCTACTTGCTCTGCAATATCGCGCCACGCATTGCGATAGCCACGCAAGTTTGAGATGCTTTGCGCCGATGTTCTTTGAACCTTTTTTAGCTCAAGAGAAACTTTTTTGAAATTAGTATCAACCTTTGTCTTTGCTGTAACCGCAAGTTTGTTCAGCGCAGCCTCAAGTTCCTTCAGCTCGCCTTTGCCAACGGCCTTGACCAGTACCTTCAGCTCAGTGGTGACGGGTGCCATCAGGTGTTCCTCTTGTTTAAGCAGGCAAGGGCAGAGACTTCCATCACCTGTATCCCCTCAAACAGAGACACGGGATCCTTCACTGAATACAGTCTACAGACATAATCCAGACTTGAGTAGTTCAACCCCGTTAATCCAGCCATGCTCACATGCCACTGTGTCTGCATCTTGAGAAACATCATCACCGTTTCCCAATTCTCCTCCCACACCTCACAGTGAATCTCAACTGCCTGCAAGCGAGCCTGAGCAATCTGTTCCTCACTCGCACCAAGAGCCTTCAGATCTGCTTCGCGCTCATCGACTGTGCCGCCTTTCGCCCAGTATTCAGCGGCCTCTTCTAGTTTTTTGCTTGTGCTCCCGTCAGGCTATCGGTATAAGCCGTGATCACGGCACGCAGCACATACGGGTCATCAAACAACGCAACCTTGCTGTCCTCGTTGTATTCAACCTCATCACCGTCTTCGTCTTTAATCCCTTCCCAGCCCTCAATAATCTCACCAACCAAAGCGTCATCGCCTTGATCAATCAAATCATTGAAGGCCGAGCGACTCATCTTCTTGAAGATAGCCGTGAAGGTTTCTTTCTTGAACTTGCCCCCATCAACAGGAACGTCAACAGTGACAGGCCACTTATAGGAAGAAACCTTCTTCAGGACAAAAGCCATTGTTATCAGGTGAATGCAAGTGAGAACTCGTCGTTACCGCTGGTGCTAGGTAGCGCCAGATAAGGCATTGACAGAGAAACAACACCGTTAGTGTCCCCGTAGCTTACTCCCGTAATGTCGGTTTGAGCCATCGTCATGGTAATGATGTTGCCGCCTGTAGCGCCGATCACAAAGCTGCTGTTACCAGTAGCAACCGCCGTTGCCTTGGCAAAGTAATCAGTAGTGCCAACAGCAGGAGCCTCGATTACTGCAGTGCCGCTAGGGGTGCGGTTGGTGATCAGCACTTCCTGTGAACTTGCAGTTTCCTTGTACAGAACCTCGTTGTTCAATGCCAGATCAAGGCTTTCCAAACGCACGTCGGTCACACCGTGGAAGGTGGCAGTTGTGACGTTGGTGTCGTTGATCTCAAGCGCAGCGGCCTGATTCGCAACAGTGAAGCTGCCAGACAACGCCGTGTCATCGGGAGCGTTGTAGATGCCCGTCATCACGAAGCTAGCAGTCGGGAACTGGCCAGCAGTCATGTTGAACGTCACAGTGCCCCGAGCACCAGTAATCTTGTGACGGGTGCCATCGTAGAAGCAGTAGATCGTGGCAGAGTCAAAGCTGCTGCTCACGCCCGCATAGGTAACGCTGGTAGAGGCAACAATCGTTTCAGACAGGCCGCAGGATTTCAGCAGAGGCCCAAATGCAGGAGCGGTGCCAGCGGTCCCCGAACCGCCCAACTCAACATCAAAAGTAACAGCAACACGCTTGTTAGCGACCAGAGTGCCTCGCGTGCTATTGCCAATGAAACCTTGGAAGGCAGCGGCCTGAACATTGTCAGACTCAATCGGTGTTACTTCAAGGTTGGTGACTTGAACTGCGTCATTTCCGCCGACGGGAGTCGGATCCGTTCCGTACGTTGATTCGATCTTCGCGATCAGAAACTTCTTGCGTGTCAGTGCCATTGTCTGTTGGGGCGGAGGTTGATTCGATCAGTGTGAGTTCACCTGTTTCGGGGTCAAACAGATAACTGCCGCCCGCACCAGGATTTGGTACCTGCATTGCAATGATAGCGATGGATCAACCTGAAGTCAGGTCTGTTCTGCTTGTACGATAGCGAACCAAAAAATCTTGGCTAATAACACCAAGCGGAACGTCCGCCTCATACAAGCTGAAATCAGTGCGATCAGGAGTCAAGTCAAGCGCGTAGCCGTTCACCGTTTGGTCTGCCATTAACAACGAATGCACCTGCTGCGTGTAAGTATCACTCGCATCATCTGGCACATCAGCACGCACAAGCGTTGTAATTCTCACTCGCAACGTCCAATCAATTTTGTCAAAGAAGTTGGTGTCGATCGGCTGATCGTTGACAGGCTCCACAATGACAGCAGGCACCTCACCACGAGCAAGAGGTTCAACCCTGCTGCGATAAACATTCGCACCTGCGGCAGAATCGAGATTGCTTTTGATGCGAGACAGGATCAGTTCACGACGTGTGTCAGCCATAACTATGCAGCAGCAATTTGAAAGACGTTGCAGACAGCGCAGGGCCGTGCTGGGCGATTATACGGGCTGGTAATCGCGGCACCAGCGGCGAGCGTGACATTTGCATCGCTAGTAGCCCACATAATTTCAATGTAATCATTAGCCGCCAAGGAGAGTGTATGATCCAACAGCAAATTATTAGCACCAGGCACACCACCATGCGTCTCGATTACTGAGGCTGTTGACGTAGATAATGCGATATTTCCTGCGCTGTCTTGGTTGTTTTTACGCAACCAAAAATGCACGTCGTGTATTTGAGTATCGTCGTTTTGGAGCTGCAAGAGCACTTCAAATACATAAACGCTTGGATAACGAACCGTCAGCTTTGTGTTGTCAATAATTTCCACTCCATCACTGCCAGAGGTAGTAATTGGGAATGCAATTGACGTTGGCGTATCCGCAGTCGTTGACTGGCCGCTATCGCAAGCAAACTCACCCCAATATCCAGGACTGCCAAAGTAATGCAGTTTTGACCAAGGTTGTATCCCGTCACCAACTTTTTCGTAACCAGTGTCAGACTCAATCCCCATCTCCCCAGCTACAAGAGTGGGATCAAGTGCTGCCCAGTTAGCTCGTGTGTCATACTTTTGAACGGCCATCATTCTTTGCTCAGTAATAGTTCAGAAAAGATGCCGTCATCAACAGGGCGATTTTCACGCACCGTATAGGCTTCAGAAGCAACAGTGATAGAAGTGCCGCGAGAAGCAGAGCTAACATCAGAAGTTTTTGCAGTAAGCAGATACTCCCTAGTTAGCGCCATGCCTCCCGCGATAACTTCCATTGGGGAATCCAAGATACCTATAAACTCATCCCCGCCTCCGATCTGGCAAGTAATGCCAAATTCATTGGTATCAAGAAAAGCAAAGGTATCTTGGATGGCCATGATCAGTCGTACTTCTTGCCGTAGATCAGCTCAACTGCATAGGTGAAAGCGGGGGAGCTGGTTCCGCCAATGGTGCCGACTGCACGCAAATAACGCTTGGTGTCATTGGTGTTGATGCTGATCTTTTGAGAGGAAGCAGCGTCAGTCACTTGAGTGAAAGTTGCACCACTGATGTCGGTATAACCGCTGCCAGAGGCATCAGATTCCTGAAGCTTGACATCCAGAGTCGGGTCGGTACCAGCGCTGGCGGCGTCAGAAGTCAGAATAATGATGGCCTCGCCTTCGGCTCCGTTGGAACCTTCAAGGTCAAAGCCCGTGCCATTGGCAGAAGCGGTGCGGGAATCACAGGCAAGCAAAGTGCCCAGATAGCTCTTAGAGCCCAGATTGTGAAGCATTGGTCTTTCTCCGTTTAGAGGTTGGTTTTACGGGTGGACAGCAGGCGGGAGCCTCAGGTTCAACGATAGTTTCCTCCTTCTTTGGAGGTTCTTCAATTACCCGTTCGGCTTTGTTGATGCCAATGAGGTATTGAGAGTCAGGCAGGGACGCCTCAAGGACATCCCCTACCCGAGCTACCGTGCCCCCAAGCATTGTTTGCCTCAGGATACGGATCTTCATTTATCAGAGGGTGTTGTTACCGCGTGAGAAGGAAGCGGCATGACGCACGGCCATGTCAACATCCTGCATCGCCACAACACGAACGGTGCCGCTGGTGCTGTTGCTGTAAGGATCAACCATAAGATCCAGACCGGAGAAGTAACCAATCAGCAGGTCAGCGAAGTTGCCGAACCACAGATCATTGCTCTCAACTTGATTGCTAACCAAGCCAGGATAACCATTGACTTCGTTATCCATGTAGATGAACTGACCGGAGCCAGAATCCTTGGTTGCAGTCTTCAGAGCGCCGCGCATTGCAGCGTTCATCAGATAAACAGGAGAACCAAGCAGAGCGTTAGCGCCAGCAACGTCAGATTCCAGAGCAACAACCTCAGCAAAAGTGGGGGTGTTAGCAGCGAAATCTTCGGTGCCAATGCCAGTGGTGTTCTTGAGGCCCAGAGGCTCACTGCTACCGCCAGTGCCATACAGGCCAGCAAGGTCAATCTTGAGTGCCAGAACGGCAGCCAGATCGCGGCGGATCATGTTCTCAACGTCAACACTGCTTTGAATCAGCAGACGACGTGAGTAGTCGTTATAGGCAGCGACAGTGCGAGGCATCATCGTCACCTGATCCACGGTCTGGTTGGACTCGGTGGGAGATCCAGACTCAGCGACCCAGTAAGCGGTGGCAGCACCAGACTGACGGGGGATAGCCACGTTGCCGGTCAGACCAGTCAGCACAGTTGCGCCAGCTTGATCCAGTGCGCTGCTGTTGCGCAGGATGTCAATGAAGGAGCCACCCAGCAGCTCGGTAGCAACGAGATTGCCGCCTGCAGATGCAGTACCAACAGTCAGGTCACGACTGAGAACTTCTTGGGGAATAGTGATACCACGGGAAGCGCGGCCCAGCTTTTGAGCAGCAGCTTCAGATGCCTCGATCTCGAAACCAGCAGCTTCGCGAGCAGCACGATCGGTGGGATTGGACAAATAGTTGAGAGCACGCAGCCAAGAGAAGGAACGAGTCTCCTGATCAGAGAGGCCGATCTCAGCAGCGGTGTTGTCAACGGGCTTAGCTTGAGAACCCATTTTTTCGATAAGTGCAGAGCGGAGTTCGTCGAGACTGCGAGAATTCATGACGAATTCCTGTGCAAGATCGACATTTTGAGTGCGCTTGCCAAGGGCAAGCATTTCGGCGGCTTCCTTTGCTTTAGCCTCAGCGGCCTCAGCACGAAGAGCCTCCAGATTTGGGGCTTGATCTTCCATGATGGGATTTGCAGTAGGTGTGGACACGGCTGAGGCCGTAGACACGATCTCATTTTGAATGAAACCGCGACCAATGCCAACAGTTTGATCCGCTGGCACGGTCACCAGCGAAATCTCAAACGGTTGATAGGAAGTAGCGCGATAGGTGACAGGTGATGTACTCCTATCTTCTTCCATTGCATTGATTTTATAACCAAAGCTGACATTACGAATAATGCCGTCTTTGATTAGATCTTGCATCTCGCGGCCAAGTTCATTATTTGCAAGCTTGACTTTTGCATATCCGCGCTTGTCTTTGATGTACGCACGCTCGACGACACCAACAATACGATCGGCATCGTGTTGATATAACAGAGGGGCTCCATCGTTGAGGCGACTCAAGTCCATCGCGTCTTCGCTCATATTGAGCACTTCCATTCCGAAATAACGCTCAACAGGCAATTCAGAGGCGAATGGAAACTCAAGAGTGCGATCATCTTCTTGATTAAATTCAGTGCTATATGCACGTTGCAGCACTTTGCCTTCAAGGCCGCGAATCGCAGGGATTTTGCGCAATTCAGAGAAACGATGGCCGACAACAGTATCAGTCTCTTCTCCATCGCGATAAACACGAATCAGAGCGGCGGGATCCTCTTCGTCAGCATTGATCGTGAAACTGGAATCAGGCACATCAAGCACACCGCTTGTTGCGATGCGTGTGATGCGTCCGCGAGCAGTGCCACCACTTGAATCCCATTCAACAAAATCACCAACCTTCAGGCTGCCAGGCTCGGCGCGAAGATTGCGCTCATCTGTTGCTTCTTCAAATTCCATAGGGCTATAATCGTTTTCACTCAACCATTCTCGGGCTTCGGCGGGCGTGAAGCGATCTGCATCAAAGCGAATGGCTTGCAGTTCAGCGGTTTCATCTTTGATGCCGTAAATTGCATCAATACCAGCACCAAACTCATCATTGACGCGACGAATACGATCGTATTGATTGGGGTTGGTTAGACGAGCAGCGTGCTCATTTGGATAGGGTCGTGCTTCGGTTTCAGGCATAGAACGATCGCGAGCTTTTTTGATGGACTCGGCTTTTGCGCTGCTCCATGATTGACCAGCATCACCGCCCCATGCTGCCCATGCTACGCGACCAGGAGATGGGTAGCCATCTTCTCCAGGACGAAATCCTTCAGCTTGCTTATCGACTTCATGACGTGCGAACCATGCCGCCATTGTGATAACAGTATCAGGGCTCAATTCATCACCTGACCGTATTTGAGACGCCCTTGTACGTGCAACGTCTGTACCGCCAGCCTCGCCATCAGACTTCCAAACTCGATAACGCTGCGCCTCTTCCTTCATGCCTGCTGTAGGCATCAAGTCAATATCAACACCATTGACGTTTGCCATCAGTCATCCTCCTCGTGAATTTCGGGATGAGGCGTCTCTTCAACAGGCGGATTCTGCGATTGACCAGCCTTGTCAACAGCGCTCGGATCTGAATCAAGCACAATGCCAAGTTCATCCATTGTTGCCAGCTCATGCGCACGCTGACGCATCACCTCTTCAAAGTCACCGCCATGCAGTGCGATCACCTGCGATAGCGTCATGACACCCGAACGAATCAGTGACTTGTAAGCTTCTGCCTCTTTCTGTGGATCAACAAACTGAGCGGCAGGAGCAATCCATTTTGATTCGTAGTAACGATCAGGATCCATGTCAAATGCAGGCATCTGCAACGTGCCTGACATCACCGCCATTTCAATCCATTTCTCGTAGACCGGCTGACACAACTTGTCAATCATGTATTGCTGCAGAGTCCTGTAGTGAGCGCGAGTCTCAATCAACTCAAGGCGAGACGAGCTGTAGTTCGACTGAGAGAAATCAGATGACACCTGCGTGTAACTACAGCCAACCCCAGCGGCCACGGCGCGTAGCATCTGCGCTACGAAAGGTGTGAAAGCATCGTCAGGGCGAGAAGGCGAGAAGAACTGCATCTCTTCGCCTGGCGCAAGACGACGAATACTGCCAGGGGCGAAATCAAGAACGGATTGATCGTCTTGAACGCCATCTTCAAACAATTCCTGATCAGGTGTCTTGACAAAGCCCATCATTGCTGAACTTGCGCGGGCGGCGATGATTTCAGCCTCCTCGTAACCACGCAGGTTATTGAGACGCATAATTGCTGAAGCGAATGCCGTTACTCCACGAGTTTGATGTGGGCGATCGACAGAATAAAGATGAATGATCTCATCAGCAGGGATGCGTGTCCTGCGTTTCTTCGCGATCTCGCTGTAGCTGAATTGATAGTCACCAGGATGATAATTCAGGAAGTGATACGCAACAGGCCGCCCCCATTCGTTTAGCTCAACGCCCATCCTGACGCGATTACCGTTCGACTCAAATCCGGTGTAGTCATCATCAAGCAGATCAGCCTCGATCACCTCAAGGCCAAATGGCACGCGGCTTTGACCAAACGATTGACGAACAAGGCGCACAAACACCTCGCCCGATTCAATCATGCTGGTGATGCAGAGCTGCTGAATCTGTGCCCATGACAACGTGCCACCGGCATCACAGTTTTCGGCCTTGCTCCATTTCTTGAATTCATGCTCAATCAAGTTGTTGAGACGTTCATCAAGACGACCGCCACGAATCATTCGTACTTGCGCTTGATGCTTGATGCCCTGCCCAACAACATTATTCTTGATGGCACGCAACGCAGACTTGGCGAAATCTGAATCACGTACAAGAGCACGAGCACGATTGCGCAGAATCCGGATGCTGTTCTTGATCTCAGAATCAGCACTTGTGCCTTGGCTTACCCAGTCAGTTGTAAGGCGATTGACAGCAGCACCAGCGTAATTACGCCGACGAGTCTTGCGCTTGCGGTTGAATGGCCACATCTCAGATAAACCTCACACGAGTGACGCCAGGATTGCCGAGGCCCTGCTTAACCTTCTCGGCGCGGCGTTCGCGGTCGACTTCGGCTTTCAAGGCATCACGCAACTGCAGCAATTCTGCCATCTTGTAGCGTTTTAGGCTTCGTCCACCGATCGTGTACTCCTGAACGACACCGCCTTGCGCAAGTGTGCGGATTGCTGCCTCAACATAGTCAAGGTCGATTTGTGCTCGCGAGCGATCGTCGAACGCACCTGGAGTTCCAGAGTATTCAAGCGTTGCCTTGACAGTAAACTGTCCTCGACCAGCAGTGTGCTGTAGCGCTCCGGTTGTTGCAATTGCCTGCCAAGTCCAAAGTCCTGCGTCGAAATCGGCAGTTGTGCTTGACGGGACAGTAACACGCCAACCGTCGCTTCCCGCCACACCAACGACCGCAGCGCCTTCCGCATTGGTATTAGTGCGGGTGTACCAAGTAAGAGTATAAGTGCCGCTATCAATCTGATCGCCGACCGGATCAGTGAAGGCAGGTACGTCGAAGATGACAGTATCACCTGCAAAAATCGTGTCGGGAACGCGAATCGTCACCAGTTCGTTACGAATGACTGCCGCTGCCGAAGCGTGCGACGACGCCGCAGGGGTTGATGGTCGGATTCTAGCCGATTTTCTGCCGTGCGCTCAACCTTTTCGGGCTTGCTTTTGTTTTCCTTGAACTGCTCAAAAATCGTGTGCCTGTTGTAACGCATGTAAAGAAAGTTCAACGCAGCATAGGAGTAGACAAAGCAATCAAGCGCCTCATTACGATCTCCTGCCTTTTTCTTCCATTCCCGAACAGCGAATCCCTTGACATAACGCACCACCTGCCGCTCTGACGTGAGCTGCTTGAAATACTCCGCACCAGCCTCGGCATGAAAATGGATGTACCCTGCGCCCTCCTCGTTGTGCTTTAGACGCCCAAAAAGGGTGGTCTTGATTGTGTCAACGCCAACAGGGAACACCTGCGCTGAGTTCTTGAGCACCTGCCCGCGATAGTTGATGTCAACTTTGCTGGGCTTGCCAATCGGTGGCTTGTTGCGTTGCGATTGACCTTTCAGCGCAAATACATTCTTGTTCTGACGTTGACGGCAGTAGGCATACACCTCAGACGTAAAGTGACCGCCAGAGTCAATGCCAATCGCTGACACCCTTACCTGCTCGCCCTTTGCTGTTGGGTAGGTCCTATTGATTACGTCATCAACCTGATCCCACAACTTCGTACCAGCAGGATCACCAAAAATCTCAGCATGTGAGATCAACCAGCATTCCTCGCCCTCGCCCCAAGCGTATAGACCGATCGCGACCCTGTTGTCTTGCACGTCAACGCCAGCCGTAACGATGCTTGCTTTCTCGGGCACCTCCCCAGCAGAGTAAAACTCCGCACGCTCACGTAATCCTTCAGCGCCAAGCTTCGCACCAACTTCTTCTTCCCACGTCTCACCCAACACAGTATTGACAAAGGTTTTCAGCAATGGTGCGTCGTTTTTCGCACGTAAAAATTCTCCGACAATCTCTTCCCAGCTCTTCCAACCCAACGGTGAATACAAGCTGGACAGGTGAAACCCCGCAGTGCGCGGATCTTCTGATGTCGCAGTCGCACGCCATTCACCACGACGCAGCATCTCGCTTTTGTAATGCTCCTGAATATGCGTGCCGCACGATTCACACACATACGCAGCAGTCTTGGGATCAGAATCACGCCATTGAATATTCTTCCACTGCAACCACTGCATGTGATCACAATGTGGGCACGGGACAAAGTAACGTCGCTGATCACTCGCGAGATACTCCGTCTCGATCCTGCTCATGTCCTTGACAGTGGGCGTCGAAGTGAGGATGATTTTTCGGCGCGAGAAAGTAGAAGCTCGGCGCTCAGCCAATGCACAAGGATCACCCTCGCCATCAACATCGGAAGGAAAAGCGTCAACCTCATCAAGCAACACCCATCGACAGGGAGCAGATCTCAAACCCGTAGCTGAGTTCGCGCCCGTCAACAGCAGGATGCCGCCAGGGAATTCCTTTGAAAACATCGTGTTTCCCGAATCCCTGCTTCTGGCTGGGGCGACCTTATCCGCCAAACAAGGAGTCTCATGAATCAACGAATCAAGGCGCTGCTTGCTCAAGCGTTTCGCCATCTCAATCGTCGGTTGCACAAACAATGCGGGGCCAGGAGCATGAGCAATCATGTAGCCGACCACATTGTTGATGCCTTCGGTCTTGCCGAGCTGAGCACCAGCCATGAACACTACTTTCTGCACAGGGCTGCTGGACGACATGCAATCCATGATGTCCCTTAGATAGGGCGTTCGATCTGTGCGCCACGGGCCTGGCTCCGCCGATGCCTTATTGCTCAGCATCCTGAATTCATCCGCCCATTCCGACACCGTCAAGTCAGGGTCAGGGCGAAGGCCGTCTAAAAAGGCTTCTCGATACAGAGCGGCACCATCACGCATCGGTCAGTCGCTCCAAGGCTTTTCGTATCTCCTCTGACAAAGACTGGTGGATCACGACAGGATCGGTCTCGGCTGCAAACTGGTTTGCGACACGATCAGGGATGCTGTTCACGGCGTCACGAACAGAACGCGCCATTGAGAATGCTTCGCGTTTGACTTTTTCTGCATCGCAAAGCTTTTCCTCTTTTTCCTCTAAATCAAGACGCGACATCTCAGCTCGAAAATACTCTGTCTTGGCGCGAGACTCGTTGAAACTAGGAATTTCTAGTTCCGATGTTGGCGTGCGCGTGCTATCCTGCTGGGTTGGGTTTTCATAATTCCACGCCTTAAGAGCGGCGTCTTGATCGTAAAATACTTGATTGCCTTTTTTCTTCCACGTCCCGTCTAAACGCCCAGTGGCTTTGACTTGGCTTAGTCGTGGCCCGCTGACTCCCAATAAAATTGCTAATTCCTTTTGGCTTATTTGCGGCATTTAGGACTGATTAAGACCTGCTAACCAAATATTACATCAAACAGCAGAAATCCCACAATCATACATATATGTGCGTCTCATAGGGTCTCAACATAAGATCATGGGGGTCTGGCGCTAGCTGAAAGAGGGGGTTCGAAATTACC